ATCTCCAATTTATATGGATACTGTATTTAAAAAGCACTCTGAATTTGAGAATTTTGAGAACAATACAATGAATGAATATGCAAAACATTTGATTGTACCCCAAGAAAATGGATGCAAAAAAGTGCATGGTATGAATGGATTATTTTGTGCACCCAGCAATGAAGCCGACAATTTAGACAAATTTGCAGATGCTGAAGGTAAATTAGATTGCAAAGACAATTCTGGTCTAAGTAACTCGAGAGGTGGATTATGTTTGACTGAACAACATAAACGTTTGTTATCTACCCGTGGTGGTAATAGTGCGCCTAGCAATGTTACAGATGCAGGTGATAAAAAAGAATAAATCTAATCACATTGTTTGTTGATTACAATATAGAATAACTTTTTTCAATACTATTTTTAGGAATATTATTGAAGGATAGGAGAACCTGACATATTTTATAGGATAATATAGTAATGGGAACACGAAAAAATAAGAAATCTAATAAAAGTTTTAGAAAAACTCGTTCAAAAAGACAGAAAGGAGGCAAAGACGGAAACATCGGCAGATGCAAAGGCCCAGACCATTCGAGAGCTATATTCGTCCCGAATGACCCGGCCGAATTTCGGCGGGAACACCAAGCTGCCCTAAACCAGTATAATCATTTTGAGAATGGTTTGGCGCAAATAGTTGAAAACTGTTTAAGTGATGCAGACAAAATAGTTGATGAAGAAAACAGAGTTGAACCTGATTTAACAACAATGACCGATGAACAATTACAACAAAAAGCAGTTTGTAATGAATTAGTATATGGTGACTATGATACCGAACATAGAGGGTTTCTTCAAGAACATAGAGATTTTGATACATTCACCCGTATGCCACCAGAAGTCAAACAAGGAATTTATAATGGCATAAAACGTTTTTTAGGGACGTGGTTACGGAATAGACAGAGGGGCAGACATGAGAAGGTTTTTAAATTTTACACATATGTTGCATCTGATATATTAAAAAAAATACGTAAAGCATTTGGATTACCAGAACCACCACCGCCTCCGCTAATACCACTTAATAGCGGTGGAAAAAGAAAAACCCGAAAATCCAAAAGAAAGAATAAAAGAAAATAAAAAGTTTTCAATACTATTTGCAATCTTTTACATTTGGAAAGCTTTTCATACAAATATCACAATATTTGATAGTATGACCATGGTCTGGTGAAATATCAATGTAATCAGTAATAATATTATGTTGACAATTGGAATCTATATATTTTACAACAAGTTCATATATTTGTTGTATATCACAGTCACAATGATAATTATTATCTACAATTTCATTTAGTATAGTTTTCACAGTAGACAATATATGAATTTTGGTAGTTATGTCCATAAAAAAATAGTTATCTATTTAATTAATTTTATTTAGTATTTTTACACATACATAGAAAGAACACTTTGGCTAATTCCTTCTTCGCGTTTGATGAACTTGTCAACATTAGCAGGTGTTACTGTGAATGGAAATGAAACTTCAATATCTAAGTCTTTTTCAAATAGTTTTTCGTCTGTTTTAATTAATCTAAACAGATTAAGTTTTGTGAAAATGATTTCCAGACATCGTTTTAAATTACGTACTCCATCTTCACCTTGCGTATGTTCTTTAGATGATGCTAAATACTGAATTGTTTCATTAGGAATAATAATATCTTCCTCTGTAAAGTTTACTTGTTCGCGGATTTTTGGCAGTAAATGATTTCTTGCAATTACAATTTTCTCCTTCGTTTCATATCCCTTAGTTTGAATACGATACATTCTATCGCGTAGAATAGGATTGACCTTACTCTCATCATTATAACTGAATATAAACAAACACTTACTCAAATCAAAATCAACTTCACTAAAGTATTTATCATGAAACTGACTATTTTGAGATGTATCTGTCAAGTGAGTTAAGATACCAGCAATTTCCTCGCCTCTGGGTGTATCACTGATTTTATCCAATTCATCAAAGTAAATCACTGGGTTCATACACTTACTATCAATCAATATTTGTACAATTTTACCCCAAGTACTACCTTCATATGTGTATGAATGTCCTTCAAGAAAGCTGCTGTCACCGGTTCCACCGAGAGCAATAAATGTAAATTCTCTACCTAAAATCTTACTAATACCTTCCCTAACCAGTGTGGTTTTACCGGTACCCATTGGTCCTTTAATCGCAATAGCAGTACCTAATGCAGATGGATTAGAAATCCATTGTCCCATCATCTGCATAATTTGTAGTTTAGCGTCGTTTAATCCATAGGCACAATCGTCCAATGTTGATTTCGCACTCGCCATAAAATTATGACACACATCAACTCCATCGCTCATTTGAACATTTAGATTTTTGTATATTCCAAATGGGATTCGCATGAACGTATCAATCCAATTTTTGATTTTGTAATATTCCGGGTCACCCGGTTCCATTGTTCTCAATATGTTAAGTCTTTGCATAGCAGTTGCTTTAAATTTTGCTGGCATTTTTGAGTCAAGTAAGGCCAATCTATAAGGTTTATCAATATTAATGTGTTTGTTAATCACCTTTAAATCCTCCATAACACGCAGTTGTTCTCTATTTGATAAATTTTTTCTAAAATAATCAATTTCATTTGTGCGTTTTTTATCATTATGAATAAGTTTGTGATAATTTTTAGCATTTTTGGTACGTGATTTTTTAATAAGCTTATTAATAGACTCTTTGCATTCATTGATTGCATTCTTTAGAATTTTACTATTAGGTTTTTTGCTTAATTGTTCAACCAATTGCTTTTTCGTTTCAACTAACTCCAAATATTCTTGTTCTGCATCTGTTAAAACAACCTCTTCTGCAACAACCTTCTTCTGTTTTTTCTTCTTTAATTTCATCTTTTTAGATGTTTGTTCATCTGTTTCAATCGTTGCTGTTCGTTGATATGTTTCTTTCATAAATGCCTCTTCATCATCACTATCACAATCCGCATCATCATCAATATAATCGTCGTCTGCTTCTTCGTCCATTCCATCTAATGCTAAGACGATATTATAAACGCCGTCGTCTTCCTCTTCCTCTTCGTCTTCCTCTTCATCATTGTCATCTTCATCATCTTCTTCATCGTCACTATCCTCTTCCTCGGTATTCTCATCATCTTCTTCTTCGTCACTATCCTCCTCTTCCTCATAATAATTTTCGTCTTCATCTTCTTCGTCACTATCTTCCTCAACCAATCGTTTTTTATTTTTTTTGGTAGAAATGTCTTTCTTAGACTTGGTAGTAGTTTTCGTCTTTTTGTATTGTTTATGAATTTTTTTGTCCACCTTTTTGTTTGATTTTGCTAATTTATTGGCTCTATCATTGATGTATTTAGATGGAAAGATTTTTGTTAACATACTACGGATGTTATCAATGTCTCCTTCGTCAATATCAACATCATTGGGCGTGGCAGTTTTACGATTTTTTTTATTGGATTTCATATTTTTCTTACTGGGTGGAACATAAGTAGAATCGCTGGAGTCGGTGTCATAATCAGTAATTTCTTCATATTCGCTCTCATCACTATCACTATCTGTATCAGGTTTACGCTTAAGTGTGCGGGTGACAGGTGGTACTTTAATAGATGGCATTTTAAAAATGTTGTAAAAGATACAATAAATTATTACGATAATATAAATCAATTTTTTACAAAAAAATATAATCTACAAATGAAAGATGTATTATAAAAAATTGATTATAAAGCTTTGAAAATTATATAGACATAATAATATATATAGGTTATATTTAATGAATATCCAAAACACAAATATGGATAATTTCAAACCATCATCAAAGATTATTGGTGTACAATTTAGTATATTGTCACCCGAGGAAATTAGAAAAAATTCGGTGGTAGAAGTAACATCACGTGATACTTATATAAATAATAAACCAGTAGTTGGTGGGCTATTTGATCCACGAATGGGTGTTCTTGAACCTGGTTTAATATGTCCAACAGATGGATATACATATATAGATACCCCTGGTTATTTTGGTCATATTGAATTAGCCCGTCCTGTATTGTTTATACAACATTTAAAGGAAATAATGAAAATCTGCAAATGTGTATGCTTTAAATGTAGTAAATTAAAAATCAATAAAAATTTACACAAACATGTATTAAATATGTCACAGACGGAAAGGTGGCATTATATAACAAATCTTGCACCGAATGTAAAGCGGTGTGGAGATTGTACCGAGGATGGTTGTGGATATAAGCAACCAGATAAAATTCAAGTAGATGGCATGTCTACAATCCAGGCAATTTGGGAAAAGATGGTAATGACCGACGGTAATACTGAGAAGGTAGTATTAAGATTAACTCCAGAAATGTTGATAAAAATATTTAAGCGTATATGCGATGAAGATGTAAATTTTATGGGTTTTAGTCCAGTATGGTCGCGTCCCGAATGGATGATTTGTCAAGTATTACCAGTTCCTCCTCCAGCGGTCCGTCCATCGGTAAAGCATGATGCTCAACAGCGAAGTGAAGATGATTTGACCCATATTTATAGTAATATAATAAAAACGAATAACGATTTGCGTGATAAGATAGCAAATAATGCAGCCACAAAGGTGATAGAAGTATTATCTGGAATTTTACAATATTTTGTAGCAATGATTGCGAATAATAAAGTGAAGGGTGCGGATCCAATGGCTCAGCGTTCTGGGCGTCCGTTAAATTGTATTAGTGGTAGATTAAATAGTAAGAATGGTCGTATTCGTGGAAATTTAATGGGTAAACGTGTAGATTTTAGTGCACGTTCGGTTATTACAGGTGACCCAAATTTATCAATTCGTCAATTGGGTGTTCCTTTGAAAATAGCAAAGAATATAACAAAACCCGTAACTGTAAATGATAGAAATCGTGACTTTCTTATGAAATTAGTACAAAATGGTCCAGATGGCGGTTCAAATGGAGAACCTGGTGCAAAAATATTGGAACGTAAAAGTGGTGAAAATATTTCTCTACGATATGTTGATACTGGTTCTATTCGTTTAGAAAATGGTGATATTGTTCATCGTCATATGATGGACGGTGATGCTGTTTTGTTCAACAGACAACCAAGTTTACATAGAATGAGTATGATGTGTCATATCGTCAAAATTATGAAGCGTGGTGACACCTTTCGTATGAATGTTGGCGATACCAAACCTTACAATGCTGACTTCGATGGGGATAGATTTTGTCCCAAACAGGTGACCGCCCAATAAGTTGTAGATATACTTATTGGGGAAAACGGTGTAAAGTCTACTGGTAGGTGTATTTCGCATAGGTACATTTTACTAATATAATCATCTAGTCATTCTTTAAAAATAATATAAATATAACTCGCTCTATATAATAAAATAAAAATGATATTAGATATTGGTGAAAAAGAAAAAGTTGTTGGTCAAATATATAAAATGACTAATACTACAAATGGAAAGGTTTATATAGGTCAAACACGTAGTCACAGATTAAACCATAATAAATATAGACCATTTGGATATTTGGGAAGATTCAAAGACCATATTCACGAAGCATTTTCAAGCAAAACAAAACAATGTAAGTGTTTGAACTCAGCTATACGAAAATACGGTCAAGATAGTTTTACTTGTGAATTAATTTACACTTGCAACGTGAATGAATTAAACGAACAAGAAGAACAATTAATCATTGAATACAATTCCAAATTTCCAAATGGCTATAATTTAACAAATGGTGGTAATGGGTTTACAGATGTTAATGGTGAATTTACTTGGAGAACCGAAATTCAAGAACCCAGAATATTAAAACCTCAACCCAAAAGTGACTATACGAAACAGTTGATTTCTACAAGGTTAAAATCAGCTCTTGATAATGAAGAACATCGGGAGAAAATGATGAAACTAACACAGAAACAACATTTGGCTAAAAAATATGAACTATCCAAAGATGTAGTAATTGTTGATGACGATATAGATAAATATATTCGGGTTCTTAAAAATAACACGAATAATACAGAATATGTCCGTATTGTCATTGATAAAAAAAGAATCACAACTTTTGTAGGAAAGCACGAACCAATAGATGAAATAAAAAAAAGAGCGAAAAAATTTATATTAGATTTAAAAGAATGGCAACGTAGCCAAATTGCGGGAACTTCTTTAGAGCCCATACTACCACCCCATAATGGAAACATAATGGGGGAACTCGGTTAATTGCCGAACCCAATGGTAAAAAAGTATGGGATTAGACAATCCGCAGCCAAGCTCCTAAGTCCGTTATGATAGGATATGGAGAAGGTTCAGAGACTAGACGGTTACGGGTCTTAAATGAAGGTTTAATCAACCGGATAAGGCACAAGGTATAGTCCGTCCCCTTAGGAGACTTTGGGGGGTTTTGACAGCATGTATGCAGTCAAAAAATGGAGATGAATATGCATATGCCACAAAGTATTTTGGCAGAAACCGAATTAAAAAATTTAGCAGCAATCCCATACCAAATGATAAGTCCAGCAAAGAATTCACCAATCATTGGTATATTTCAAGATTCAATGTTGGGGTCATATCGTTTTACCCGACCCAATATTAACTTTACGCCTCGTGATGCAATGAATCTATTGATGTTATCATCGAATGTAAATATG